ACAGAAGGATTTACTGTCAGAGGAAACTTATTGTTGCCAAAGAGAACATCAACAATCTGTCCATACGCAGCTAGAGTTTTAGTCTTGGTGACCTTTACAAATACACGAGACTTTTCTGTATCTGTAAATTTTACTTCAGGTCCATATATACCACGGTAGTTTCTATAAGCCCTAAGCCAACGCTGTTCATCTTCTAGCCTAGAGTCTTCTGCCCTTTTGTAGCGTGAATGAACAAAGGATACTACACTTGAGGCATCCTCAAGGATCTCATCATCTTGATCCTCCGCTGCTACCACTTCATCTGTCTCGAATGAAAGATCGTCTATTTCTGCCATACTCAGTATCCAAATCTTGCATCACTAGCTTGAAAGCCAGTACGTGCTGTTGCTGGGTTGTAGTCCCATAGTGAACTGCGAGGTCTAGTCATTACGCCATATCTAAGAGCGTCATACAGGTGGTCCTCTGCATTTGTATCTACATCCTCTGGATTTCTTTTATCTAAAGGTATAGACGGTAGTTGAGATATTATGTTTGTACAAGTATTAAAAAACACAAGTCTAGGTTCATTTGTAAATTCATCTACCTGTAGCCTTCTATGTAATTCGTTTTTACCTGCTACCCTAGACCCTCTTGATCTATCTGAGGGTCGCCACCTACAACCCTTAGCTATCATTTGTTCAGCTAGTGAGGGTCCAGTGTCACCACGCTTGTGCCATAGAGAGCTATCCAAAACGCCGTATCTTATTGTACCATCTTCTGCTTCAATGTCAAGTATCATATCAGCTAAATCTGTAGCTGTAACCTTAGAGCAGTACATTTCTCTATATACTACAAGTTGCTCTGTCGGTGTTACCGCTAACCAGACTACACCTGTATAACTACCGTAGCCATAGTCACACGCTCTAAACTTTGTCCAACTTGCAGGTATCTTGAAGGGTTCTACTACGTGTATAGATCTGTCCCACTCAGGAAACGCTGCGCCCTCATTAACATCCCAATTACCTTCTAGTAACTGCTTACGTTGATGCTCTGGTAGTGACAGAAGCATAGCTTCATAGTCACCAGTTTCAGATAAGTAAGGGTTGTCAAACAAACTAGCAGGTATAAACCTACGTTTAAATAAAGGTGAACCTGCTCTACTGTGACCTGCAGGGTACTTAATAGTTTCACCTGTTTCTATATTAGTAGCCCAAAAGGGTTGACCATGAGGCGCTGGGTCTACAAACATCTTCTTAACCCATGAATGTCCATTTCCACCAGGGTTAGTTGTAGCTCTCATGTACAAACCTAAGTCATTAGAAAAGGCAGACCTTAAGCGGCTTCTCATATAATCCCATGCATAAGGTGTAGGCCATTGAGTAAGTTCATCGAATCCAATCCAATTAAATGCCTGACCTTGGTAGCGAGTAACGTCCATGTCTTTGTCAAGATATGACATCCATAGTCTACCCCCTCTAGGAGAGATCCATTGAGACTTACGTTCTGACCATTTAATACCCGGTACTGCACGAGGGTATAACTCCTGTGACTTCTGTATAAGCTCCCTTAGTTCTTCTGTAGTGTGACGGACAAGCAGCCCACTAAAGTTAGGATCGTTTAAACCATGTAACGGGTCAGCAAGCATTGCATATGACTTGCCACCACCTGCTGCCCCACCGTATAGAACTTCTCTTTCTGATGCACTTAAGAAGTGTGTCTGGGGTCCAGGGTTAGGTTTAAATACAACGTTCTGTGCTTCTTCTACGTCATACGATTCAGCTACTACTTGTGCTGGGGCTATCTCAGCCTCAACTTTCGGTGTAGGCTCCGATACGGTTTTCTTCAAGCTCCTTGATTTGCGCGAGCGTTTCTTCGAGGCGCTTGGCAAGCTTGCGTTTAATTGTAGCTGCTTTCTTACGTTTGTGCTCAATGTCTACTCTCTTTTTTAAACCCATGTGACTTATATACCTTCCTGTCTGTTTTGTCAACCAAATAGCGACATCACGGTAAGTATATTGTTTTAAGTGTCTCTTCGCTATCTCTAGCGCCTCTAACTCCTCAGGTATTGGTAAGAGTAGTCTGTCGTTTTCTGGATCAACGTAGTAACCAAAGGGTACATGTATCTTAGATGCCCTAGCCACTGGATGCCATTCTTTTTCTTTTCCTTTAGGTGGCTTTGGTAATTCCCAATAACCTAAGTCCCTATCCTTATTCATTCTTTCCTTCTTTAGCTGGTAAATAGAAGACACCACCTCCTGTAGTAACGTCCACTCTCTCTACTTTACCAAGCCCAGCACGATCAAGTAAATCTTTCGCTGCTGTCATTTTATCACGTATGCCTAACTCTGTCGGGTCATAAAGAGCACCAACCATAGCCATAGCAGCTTTAGGTGCGGTACGGGCAAAGTAACTACGTGTCTTATCGGTAATCTCATCCTTGAGGGATTCCACAATAAATGTGGTAGAGGTAGTGTCACTGTAGCCAGCCAATTTTTTAGCTTGACAAGCATCTCCACCAGCCTCATCAAAAAGTACCTCCAAGAATTTCTGTTGTTTTTCTGTTAGTGTCTTTGCCATATTATCTAGTCCCTAACCATACAAACCCAAACAGTGCACCTACACATAGTACAAAGATTACAAACCCAGCGCCCCACTCTATAATCTTCTGTTTTATTTCCATCTGTCTGTGTTCGTGCTCACGCTTTTGTTTTCTAAGGTCTGCTTCTATTGCTAATATCTCTTGCCACTTTGATGGGCCATACATAACCGATATGTAGTCTTTTAACTCCTGCCTCATCTGAGCAGCCTTCTGTTTAGCTGCAAAGATTTCCATAGCTTGAGCTTGTACACCACCCCCTAAAGCTTTGTACCATGCGGGTTTCTGGTTCTGCTTTTCAGCAAAATCTAGATCCGCTATGGCACCAGCCCACTTAGAAAGCTGACCACCCATATCCTGCAAATCTTTTCCGACAGCAATACCTTTCTTAAGGTACGTAAATGCCGTAGTCGCTGCAGAAATTGCAGTGATTGGGTCAATCATTTATGTTGTCTCCGTTAGTCCTCGTTATATACAGCACTGTAGATCTGTGACCTATGTATGCCTATATCGTAGAGATCCTTGTCTGACAAATTCTGTAGTTGCCAGTATGCGACTCTTCTCGCTTGAGCCTTCTCAATTTTACGTAAGATATTCTTAAACATTGCACTACCTCCTTATGCTGCTGTGCTTATGGAGATAGTTATACTATATTTAGTTATACCACACTACAGACAATAATGCAACCCCGTTATGCACTAGCCGACAGGGATAAAAGTTTCCGTTACGGTAAGGATAGTGTCGATATGCCCAGCGGAAGTAGGAGTTACTTGTATCCTGTCACCCGATTGTAGTATTAGGTCTATATCAATAAAGGTAGTGTAATCACCTGCACCTAGACTTTTACCTGCCAAGAAATGAGAAGTGTAGTTATCGGCAGCTACATACCATTCTACATCTATGGAGTTTGTACTACCACCACCATTAACTACGTGAACAAAGGTTAGCTCAGATACACAGTTAGCAGGACATGTATATACAATCTCTGTAGTAGTGCCGCTGTTGTGACCGTACACAGAACGCTTACGTGCTGGCTTACCTTGATGCGTTAAAGACATTATTTCATATTCTTAGATTTAGGGGTTCTACTTTGTTTAGGAGGATTAGATGCACCACAAGCTAAGCCACCATGTGCATAACCCTTTTTAACCATGCCACCATATGCCATACCCGTGTGGTAACCTGTACCCCCACAATGAGAGCAACCTTTGCCTTTACACTTAGGACATTTTTTCTTAGCCATTACTGTTCCCCTTATGCTACCACAAAGTCTACTATCTGTCCCTGTGGTACTTTGTTCATGTTGTGTGGATGATAAGCATAAATACTTTCATGCTTAAATGCATCTGCTTTTCTATCTACAGACTTATGTGTTTCTTCTACTATTCTTTGCTTTTCAGTAGGTACTTTATCAAAAGGCATTTGTGGTAATGGAAGATAATCTAATAAACCTAAACTTATATTCACTTTAAGTCTCTCTTCTTCTTTTAAAGGCTTTTAACTTTTTTCTTAGTTCAGG